TTCTGCTTGCGGTGGTTGTAGAGCAACCCTACAAGGTCGGACTTCTTGGTCGCATCTGTGGTCAGGCCTTCTGCCGTAATCTGAGTGTGGAGCTCATTTGGAGTGAGCTTGTTGATTTCAGCCTTCGTGACCTTCGTTTTCTTGCGTGGCGTATGCCTAGCACATGCAAATTGTCCGTTGGACGCATGCTCATACCGAGCGGCTGTCTGGCAGAGATGACATCTAGGAGCACCGACACCGGCCTGTTCTCCTAGTACGTCAATAATGTTCCAATCTACGATGCGTACATCGCTGCGGTCTGTACCTTCAAGGACACAGAATGCGAGGTTTCTCAGGCCAATGTCAAAGGAAATAACTTTCATTGTATTACTTTACGCCGTGGCTTTAAGCAGAGAGATCAGGACGTTCTTTGCGTCGGCCTTGCCATACGGAATACCGCGGGTCGTCAGAAGCTCCTGCAGCTCCTTCTTGGACTTGTCCTGAAGGCCATCCGTGTCAAGCGGCGGCGGCGCACCCGTGATGACCTCAGCCTCCTTCTCAACCGACAGGCGGTCATCGTCGTCCTCCTCGTCCGACGTGGGGATCTCGGCCTGTTGAACGGTTTCCTGGGGCGGCTCAACGGTCGCCAGCTCAATCTTCGGCTTGGCGACGGTGGCCATCAGCGACTGGTTCAGATCGCCAATGACCAGTGCCACGGCGTTCATGTTCTGGAAGAGACGCGTCTGCTGCCAGTAGATCCAGCCTACCATACCCGCAAGAACGAGAACCATAGACGCAAGAAGCGCAATTGACGCATGAAGAAACTCCATTTATACCGAAGACAGGGAAAGGTTGTGGCGCCTTAAACGAGGTCCTCTTCTTCGTATCCCGAAATACGACGAGGGCGGGTCTGAGGGCAAACCCAAGCGCCGATGACAACGAAGATCACACAAAAAATAACAGCCGCAAATACAGTGAGGGCAATAACGCCGTCTTCGTCCATTGTCATTCTTTCCGTGCTAAAGGTAAATGGGTCGTCGTCGTTTCAAGATGTTTGGTGGGGCCGTAGACGCACTTGGCAATGCGATTGCAGATGCAGTGTCGCCGGTGGCGGCGCCCGCGGCCGCAGCTGCTCCCGTTGTCTCCAGTCCTTGGTCACTCAGTCTATATGTTGCATATTTCTTTGGCGGACTTCTCGTATTCTTTATCGTGTTCATCATCATTATCGCGTTGGTTGGCAAGAAGACCCCGCCCCCGCCTGCAGACTCCACCAATTCAGCCTCCGGGAAATAACCTTGCGTTCTCAATAAATGACTGCTAAGAAAGGTGGTGGTTTTCTTGAGACAATGGTTGCGTCGGGTGTGGGTGCCTACGCTGCGAAGAACTCTTCGTCAATGAAGGGACTGCTGTGGACGCTGGCCAAGTATGTTCTTGTCATTGTGGTTGTGTCGTTTATCATTATGTTTGTTCTCCGTATGATGTCCACTGAGAACTTCGTGCCGATCACGCCGTCCAAGGAGGGTGACGAGAAGACGACAACGCCCGCCGGGAATGTCATCCTTCACTGATAGCAGTTCTTGTAGGGACGGCAGCTGGCCTTCTGCGTGAACCCCATACGTCTACAGGGCGTCTTCTTGCAGTATTTCTTGGACATCAACCGCTTCTTCTTGAATGTCTTCCTCCGACCTCCTGCCACGACGGCGTTCATAGTAGGTTCTGCCGCCCTTTTATCCTTGATAACTTGTATTGCAAGATTGGTGACCCGGTCCATATCCTCGCCGTCGTCGCTTGGAGTGTAAGACCTAAACGCAGCAAACCACGCGTTCAACAAATCTCTGTCGTATTGAAATTTACCGTCCGGGTATAGGGCATCGTAAGCCGCCTGGAGTTGGTCAGATGTCGTCGCCATTTATATCTCGTCTGATATAAAATGAAGCTTCCTGCAATGCCTAAGGTGCCTACGTGGGGATGGGTTCTGATTGTCCTCGCCGTGGTGTATTACGTGTTTATGCGGGAGGGCGTTGACAAGACGCTGGAGGCCCAGCCCAAGGTGGTGAAGCCCAAGCCGACTACGGCTTAGAAGTCTTCATCTAAACGAAGAGGAGCATTGGACGATACACGAGAATACTCGGACACCTTCTTCTCAAAGAAGTTGGTCTTGCCCTCCAGCGAGATCAAATCCATAAAATCAAACGGATTATGCGCACCAAAGATCTTCGGCGTGCCCAGCTGGACCGCCAACCGATCCGCCACAAACTCAATGTACTGCGACATCATCTTGGCGTTCATGCCAATCAGCGAGCATGGCAGAGCGTCGCAGATGAACTCCTTCTCCAGCTCGACCGCCTCCTTGATGATTTCGTGGATGGTGTCCTCAAAGATCTTGGTCTTCAGAGTGTGGAACAGGGCCACAGCAAACTGCGTGTGAAGACCCTCGTCGCGGGAAATGAGCTCGTTGGAAAACGTCAGTCCCGGCAGCAGACCGCGCTTCTTCAGCCAAAAGATGGAGCAGAAGGCGCCTGAGAAGAAGATGCCCTCCACGCAGGCAAATGCGACCAAGCGGGTGGCGAAGGACTTGTCGGACCCCATCCACTTCAGCGCCCACTCTGCCTTCTTGCCAATGCACGGAACAGTGGAAATTGCATTGAACAGCTTGGCCTTCTCCTCCTCGTCCTTGACGTAGGTGTCAATGAGCAGGGAATAGGTCTCGGAGTGAATACCCTCCATGGCGTTCTGAAAGGAGTAAAACAGCTTGACCACCTGGGAATCCACCTCGCCCTGAAACCGGGTCACCAGGTTTTCCATGACAATGCCGTCGGATCCGGCGAAGAAAGCCAACACTCGCCCAATGAAATGCTTCTCATTTTCGGTCAGCTTGGTCCAGTCGGATAGATCCTTGGAAAAGTCAATCTCGTCCGGCGTCCAAAAGACGGCGACGCTCTGCTTGTACATCTTGTAGAGGTGGTGCTCCGAAGGCTTGATAGGGAAGAGAGTGAAGGACATACTGTATATATAGCGGAGAAAACACTTAAACCTTTGTCTCCGGTTACTACAATGAGTAGTACGTCTAACGTTCAAAATCTCCTGACAAATGTGTTTCGCCCCGCGTTTGTCTACAATGCCACTACGAGCAACTACCAAACAAAACTAGAACTTGTCAACATTGACACCGTTTCGGCCAATGCGGTCACGACCTATGCAGCGAATGTGGGAGATACAGCCAGCAATGTGTATGTTGGCGTGGGCGCCGGAAATCCTTATTCTACACTTGTGTCAAGCGGCAACGCCACGAATACATTCTTGGGGACCGGAGCGGGTGGTGGGTCGTCAAATGTGAAAAACGGTGTGTTCCTTGGCTACCGTGCTGGAAACGGAGTTGTCGGCAGTTCAAACAGTATTTCCATTGGCGCAAACACTCCTAACGGCGGGGACTCCAATATTTATATCGGGTGTGCCACGGGCATTTCCACGGGCAGCAACAACATTTTTATTGGACCAGGCGTTTCCAACGGAGGCGTATCTGTTTCCAACACCCTTCTCATTGGGAGTGGATCCAATACGTTGTTCAGAGGAGATCTTGCTACCAAACGGGTTGGCATAAACACGACGGCGCTGACAGATCCCTTGAATTACATTACACTGGACGTGAATGGATACACGCGTATTGGCGGGTCCACAAACAACGGAAATCTTGGCATCAACACTCTCCCGGGCACCTATACACTGGACGTCAATGGAAACATGCGTGTATCCGATGGATGGGCATCATTGGTCATGACCCACGACGTCAATAGCAATGCAACCTTGGGCTTCAGCAATGTGCGCTCGGCCAACTGCAACGCAACCATTCAGGCCACAGGTGGATTTTTCTCGCTAACGGGAACAATCACGGTTAGTGCCGCCGGAACATCCAACATTGGTGTGTTGAAAAAAGGGATCATGATTGCATCCGCACACGACACTGCATCCTTCGTTAACTATGCATCTAGAATGCTAACGGTCACAACACAGGGAGGAACATATGCAGCAGCAAGTATGGCAAATACCACATCTAACGCTACGATTAGTTTCTCAACCAGCAACCTTACACTATCCAATGGGACTGGAGTACCTCTCACATTTACCTACTCCATCACGTACTTCCCGTCGCCTTAAACTTTTCCACAATCTTGCGAATAGACACCGACGAGACCCCCGAGGCTGCGGAGACTTTAGCAATCTGACCACCAAGCACCGAGCACACGACGCCGGCCACAATGGTCTTGGGCGTGTGCTCCATCTCCGGCATTTTCTGCAGCATCAGAACAATCGCATCACGGTCCGTGTCCGATATATTCATGTCTGCGCAGATGCGTTCGGCAATTCCAAGCTGAGTGCTGAGCACATTGGATCCCCCGTCGCTGAACCGCATGAGCGCCTTACAAAGGGCACGAATGGACACATGAAACAGAGCGGCTACTTCTTCGTGGGTGCGAGTTGCGTCGTGCTGGCGACACGATGTAAAGATCGCCGCTGCCATCAGTGCCCTACGAGTTTCCCCTCGGGTCTTCTGCGCATCCTCCACCTTCTTGAAGGTTGCGCATCCATCCATAACAATGGCCTTCGGCAATCCTGCCCGAGCACATGACTGTTGAATCGCATCAAAGATACCCATCCAAGATCTCTCTCCGTGGCTTGAGAACGACCACGCAGACAGCTTTGCAATTGATTTGGCTTCTTCCGACGCTTGACCGCCCCGCCTTCGCATCATCATAGATCCGTAGGAGGAATCGGGTAAAAGTTCACTGGTAATGGTTCCTGTGCGTGAAGGATCGTCTTCCGTGTTTCCGTAGACACGCCATTCGGCTCCTTCGTCAATCTCGGCACCCATGATCGTTCCACACTGAGTACAGACACGTTCTCCGTCATTAATGACAATTTCATGCTCACACATATGTCTTTCTCTTCTTCTGTGTACGACGACGTCCGTTTTTCCTGCGTGTTCCACCTTCACGATCGCAAAATGTAGGAGTATCAGTCGGCGGTGCTCCCGACGTACCGTCAATCAACTCTCTGACTACTGTTTGATAGTTTCTTTCTTGTCGGTTCCAAGCACGAGCCAATATTTCATTTATCCTCCTTGTAGCATTCCTTTGTAGGCGAGCCATCAGCGCGGTGTATTGTGGTCTGCCGACACCAGGAACCGCCCCCGCAGCGCGCACCGCGTCAAAGCAACGTTTTTTGATAGCCATGTAAATATCTTTCATTGGTACTAACAGTCTCGCAGTATTCTCGTAGAATGCTTCTTTGATTGTCTCTTTGGTTTGTCCACGTGATTTGGGTACTAGGCTCAACGTAGGATCGGGCATAGCAAGGCCGCCTGAGAGCATTATAGATGTGTTTACTACAGATTGCATTAATGCACTTCTCTCTTTAAGTCTGTCAAATATAGGTTTGTCAAATGTATCGTCAATCACTGTTGCTGCAGTTAGGATTGCTGCATCATATTCTGCTGATTTACTTAAATATTCGGAATATGTGATTGGATATTCATATCCTGTCTGTGACTTAGTTTTTTCTATTACACATTCAATCGTATTTTTCCAACCATTTTTTTTGAAGACATTGTTTGTAGAGTCGACTTCCTGTATCTCCCCGGAGTCGGTATAATTGAAAGCCCAGGCTCGGAGACTCGTCATTGCCGCATCCATACTGTAGGCCGTCTCAAACTTGTTGAGTCTGCCTGCTGGCCAGCCTGCACCTGTGTCGCCGGAGTAAATGTGAATGTGCGGTCGGTTGGGTCTTCCGCCGGGACAGTTTGCTTGTGGACAAATGTATCGGTCGCCGTCTTTCCCCCGTACGGCTATGTCTGCAAAATTAACGTTAGCTCTTAAGAGAGGCGTAGCGCACTCATTAATGTTTCTATAAAGATTTCCAAGTAAGATTTCTGTTAGATTACTCATTATACACATCCAACACTTTATCGCATGCTGCCCAAGGTTGAGGGATCGTACACCTGAGGACGGTAATTGGTCAGCAGCGGCGGGCGGTGTTGAGACAGCTTGCCACCGGCTGTCTTGAGCCACGACACGAGCAGATACTTCTCGTCAATGACCCATACCATATACCCACCTTGCGAGAGAGTGTTCATGATGTATTCACGGGCTTCTGACATTTGGAACAATGGGTAGCCAAAGACATAGGCGGGGATTTCAAAGACGACATAGGGGGCATTGGGCGAATGAATGGCTTGTTTGCGGATTTGACCGTAGAGCTGAGACAACACAGGTCTCATGGCTCGCATGCGTTTTTCACGGCGATCTTCTTGTTCATCCCATACGTCACGGGCTTTCAGCATCCTTACATACTCATTGTAAGAATGTTTCGGTCAATCGCACTTGGAGGGGGTGGTGTTCGTGGTGGTCTTATGGTGGGTGGATTGGCAGCGCTTCGCGAACGGCAAGAGCTCGTCTTTCCCGATGGAATTTATGGGTGTTCGGCGGGATCGGTGGTGGCGACTGCAGTGGCCTACAACCTTCCCCTTGACGTCATTCGGACCATGTTTGAGAATGATTTCAATTTGTCAAGTGTCATTCCAAGTATCAACCTGACGACCGTTACGGCCTTTACGACTGAGAAGGGTCTCTTTTCAATGGACTCCTTCACAGAGTGTGCAATCAAGGCGTTTGATAAGGCGGGCATTGATCTGCGAACGGCAACTATCGGCGATGCCCCGCAAAAGCTCTACATTATGGCGGCAAATCTTACAACTCGGCGAACGGTGTTCTTCTCGGGGAAGGTTCCTATTTTGGCGGCAATGCGTGCGTCCTGCTGCCTTCCGTTTGTCTTTCACCCGCAGGTCATCTACAACAATGTCTATGTGGACGGCGGGTTCTTTGATCACAATATGCACAAGATTGTTCCGTCTGATTGCCTGGTCTTTCACATTAGCCGTGCTGATCTGCTCATCAGTCCCGACCGTCTGAAGTCCATGAAGCTGTCTGACTATGCAGCAACAATCTACGAGGCCATGCGAATTGAATCGCATACAGATACAGTTGTGTGGTTCAAGAACGACTCTATTTCTCTCCTTCAGGAACTGACCCCGGAAAACAAGAAACTACTGTATGACCAGGGATTTTCTCAGGCCTCACGCTTCTTTGCCAAACGTTTTCCGGAGATAGTGTGTTAGTTCCTCTGCCGTCGGTCTGCCCGAGTAGTCGTAGAGAGCCGTTGAGGTCTCCAGCTTTACCGTCGGATACGCCCGCACTTCATACAAATCAGCCGTTTCACGCTCCTTCTCTGCGTTCACACGAATGAACGAGACTTCGGTATTCCCAAAGTGAGTGGGACCTCGTTCCAGTTTTTCCCATTCGGGCATGGCCTTCATGCAGTGTCCACACCAGTCCGTATGGAAAAAGTACACGTTTGCCTTGTCCTTCGGCACCTCACGCTTCGGCGCCAGCACCGGCTTCCAAAGTTTCCATACCAGGACCACCAGCACGGTAAAGGCCAGGGCAAGAAGGAGTGTATTCATTACTTGAGAACACGAGAAATTCTGCGCTGTAGCTCAAACCAACGACGATAGGCTTCTTCGGCCGTAATGTTCTCCTTGATTTGCATCCAAGCAATATCTGTGGTCATTCGCTCAGGTTCAAATGGCCGTGGGTGGATCGTAACCCAACGGCCATTGTAACGGACAAGTAAAATGGATGTCGGTTCCATTATTGAGTTCTTTTGGTAGGTAAGTGGTAAATGGAAGTCGTTGCTCAGTCACTGTTGGCGGTTGGTCTCAATTACGGGATCCATTACGGGGCTGCTCGGTTTTACGATATGTATTGTGTGCCGCATTCGTTTGCAGAGATTGCTCAAACAATCGTGTCAACCGCATCGCCCGTCTGCTCGGTTGCAATCGGGGTTGTTCAAATGACACAATCTAACTACGCATCCATCATCACCGTCTCCCTCGCAGGTAGCCTGGTCGGCTTTCTCAAGACCTAACGAGCTTGTCCGAGTGGTTAAGGAGACAGTCTTAAGATCTGTTGGCGAAAGCCGCGTGGGTTCAATCCCCACAGCTCGTAACGTCCCCCAAGGGGTCCTTTTTGCCTTACACACGTCCTAAGGGTCCTTAGACCCGCGGGAACCCAACCAGGTTGGCACCAATGCCGAAACCGGCACCTGTGCGAGCCGACGCACCCACGCTAGGCGCATAGATATCCAGGATGGCGAACGTGGCCGTGGCAACCAGGGCAATCATGCCAACCTCGGCGACCTTGAGGGTCTTGCCCGGCAGCACAAACGCAGCAATGGCCACCGCAAGGCCCTCCAGAAGGTACTTCACAAGTCTCACAACGAGGTCCGCAACATCAACACCGGCAGAGGGGGTGGGCTTCGGCTTAGAATCCATTTGTTTAGTTCTATGATCCGAAGATTTTTTACATACCACCCGAATACACCTTGTAGGAAATGAACGGCACGCCAACCGCCCACACCGCCCACCAGGGGATATACAATGACAGGTACTGAAGCGCAACAAAGAAGACAATTGCGTGGATCGCCGCCGCCGTCAGCGTGGTCGGTCCAATGGTCAGCACGACGCCCGGGCACAGCAGAAAGAAGAGGTAGGCAGTGGTAAAGATGTCGTACATGTTTGTACTCTGCGGAGAAAGGACTTTCAAGTGAACCGAGGAGTAGAGTAAATGCCCCGCACTGAGCTCCCCAAGCGCGACGAGTCTGGCCCGATCGACTACCTTGACGAGGACCCCGAGATCCCGACGCAGAAGTACTGCATTGTCTCCTTCATCAGCCCCGAGAAGGTGATGAAGAATAAGGAGGAGTTCATGTTTGAGAAGTTCGTGGAGTGGATGGATTACGAGTGGAAGGTCAAGGGACTGGAGAGTCTCATGGCCTTCATGTCCAAGAAGTACTCTCTCAAGATTGACGACCTCATGAAGGATGCAAATGACTTTGTGAGCGTCCGCAAGGAGGAGGTGAAGAAGACGGACATTCACGAGCAGTACCAGATTTTCCTCCTGAAGAACGAGAAGGACCTGCAGGAGATGTATGATAACCAGGTGGAGTTCCGCACGAACATCCGTGGCGTCAAGGTTCGTCGTGCGTTTGCCACGGTGGAGGAGGCCCAGCTCTTTTCCAAGGTTCTTCAGCGCCGTTACCCGAAGGACAACCTGTACATCGGCAAGGTCGGCGCCTGGCTGCCGTGGGATCCCTCGGAGCACCTGATGCCGGAGGTGGAGTATGCCGAGAAGGAGCTGAACGAGCTGATGCGCAAGTACAAGGAGAACGAGGCGAACAAGGAGATGTTCTTTGCCGAGCAGCGTGAAGAGTCCATCAAGGCGCAGAAGGAAGAGAACGAGCGTCGTCGCAAGGCCAATGCAGCTGAGAAGGCACTGGAGGACGGGCTCGCGGCTGCATCGGCGCCCGTTCACCCAACGGAGGGCGCCATGAGAGAGTAAAATATAGACTGATTACAATACTAATGGATGAGCATGAACAAAGTGGCGGCGCAATCATCGGTGCTGGCGCCGACACATGCGTCGTATACCCTCATATTCCTTGCGAGGGGTTTCGTCCTCAAGCCGGTGTTTCCTATGTAAGTCGTCTAGTCGACCTTGACAGCGGCGATATGGAGTCAGAAGGATTCCTTCAAATGTACCCCAGCCTTGGAGTATTTCTTGGACAAAGACTAATATCGGCATTTGAAGCTAGATGCCAGGTATCAACGGCAGCTCTCCGTAGGGATGGTGTCTTTGCTATGAGGGCAGATGTGGACCTCGGCCGCAACGGCGGCTGCGATGATGCACAGTCACGTCCAGTGTCTATGAATTTGATTACGCCGCGGTATGACGCAACTCTCCGCAGTTTGATAGACAGCGGCCAAACTAGAGCGGCCTCTCAAGCGATTGACTGGGCACTTGTCGCAGCCGTTGAGCTCGTTCAAGACGGAGGACCGTTGTTTGCTCATGCCGATTTGCATGCTAATAATGTAGGATACACATTTGCAAACGAGGAATACAGGGGATGTCTTGCTGATTTTGGAAGAATCATGTTTATTAGAGATCCATCAAGCCCTGCTAGTATCGAAGCCGGAATAAGAAGATGGGCGCGTTATAGCTTAGGAAGCCGTCCTTACGATCCAGAAGCGGTATTAGCCACGTGGATTGGTTTTGGCGACCAATATCGTCAGTGTCCTCTCGCAGTAACAAGACCTCTACGTGCAATGTGGCGTGCAATTGCTCGGGGAGATGAAGTTAACAGTCGAGATATTCAAACAGGTCTTGCCGTCGTGAGAGGATGGTCGGCATATGCTCTCACAACAAATCCTCGTTGTCTTCAATGCAGAACACAGCAGGCACTTATTGACGTAATTGGACAAAGTCGCCCAAGGTTTCTCCAGCTGCGTCGGCACATACTCGATATTGTCGCTGCTGCACGAGCACCAGCGGCGGCACGAGCACGAGCACCAGCAGCGGCACCAGCAGCCCCAGCAGCAGCCCCAGCAGCAGCAGCCCCAGCAGCAGCAGCCCCAGCAGCGCCAATGTTTGCTGTTCGGCTTGATCGGGGCCCCGGTACAATGGATATTGATGATACGGCGGCAATATCTGCTGTCCCTGGACCCGCCGCGGGACGAGCAGCGGCACCAGCGGCACCATTTTTTGCTGACTTCGCCGCGCGGGTCGCCGCACTAGGTGTTGCAGGTGCCGGACCTCCACCCGCAGCGGCACCAGCGTTTCCCCAGGGAGCAGATAGATGGGTAATGGCGGTTCCTGCACGAGCAGCTCCAGCGGCGGCACCAGCGGCGCCAATGTTTCCTGTTCCGCCTGCCCGGGGCCCGGGTGCAGTGACTGCGTTTTTCCCCGAATTGGCAGCGCAGCACCGTGCAGCAGCCCAAGCACAGCCTCTTCGCGCTCAGCGCTGGCCAGGGGAGGCGGCGGGCGCACCGCCACCGGCAGACTTCGGTCGGGCCCCTGCAGCAGCACCAGCGGCAGCGGCAGCACCATCGGCGGAGGAACGCGCTCTTGTTGCGGCGGCAGCGGCGGCAGCACGACCGCCTCGGGCACCAGTTCGGGCGGCGCAAGCGGCGGCGGAGGCGGACGCGGCACGCCAGATGTGGCGCGAAGGGCGTCTGTCGTGGGCGGCGCTCCAGGGAGCAGAGGCGGATGCGGCAGCGGCAGCGGCACCAGCAGCGGCGGCGGCAGCGGCACCAGCAGCGGCGGCGGCACCAGCAGCGGGTCGGCCGCCTTTGGCACCGGCTCGGGCACCGGCGGCGGCAGCAGCAGCGGCGGCACCAGCACGACCGCCTTTGGCACCAGTTCGGGCAGCAGCGGCGGCACCGGCGGCAGCACCGGCCTACTGGACTCCGACTATCGGAGATGAGCCGGTTCTTGACCCAGTCTGGCGCCGTGTTGCAGTACCGGGAGGAATGACTCAAGCAGATATAGATAAAATACTGGCAGACGCAGTTTCCGATGTCCGGTCAATTCGCGGGAATGTCGCCGAAAGTCGGCTTGAAAATGAATATGACGGGCTACTAGCTTTGAAAGATCAGAATGTTCCTCGTCACACGCGTGCGAAGATCATTGCAACAGAAGCGCAAAGAAGGGCAATTGGGATCGGCCAGGGCCTGAATGGACCAACACTTGCGTATTATAGTGCATATATTAGAATGATCAAGTGGGAGATTGCCCATCCACAACAAGGAGGCGCGCGCAAACGGACTACTCACCGGTCTTCTTCACCCACACGGCGGGCGAAGAGTTCTTCTTCCTCAAAGCGCCGGACGTATAGTCGTCGGCGGCGAGCATAGCGGACTGGAACGGGCGGTTATCGTTCCACAAGGTAGAGTCACAGAGTCTGAACGGCGGATGCTCAGATGCCTTGTACCAAAAGACTTGATCTTCTAGCTTGTTGGAGGCTACGTTGTTGCAAATGACCAGTCCCTCGTAGTTTTCTGTGCATTGGTCCATGAAGTCACAGAACATTTCAAAGGTAGGAAACATACCTGCGTAATTCTCGTAAATTCTACGACGATTCCCTAGGATATTCTCACGCAGAATGAAGACAAAATCCACGTTGGTACGCAGGTTCGGCGTGATGCCGAGCGGGTACTGCATGGTGATAATGGTCATCATATCAAGGTGCCGACCGTTCATGAAAACAAACCGAGTGGACTCTTCGTTGATCCACTCCTTGGCTGCGTACAGGCAGTCGTCCAAAATCAGAAACGCGCGGGGATCAAACGGGGCTCCAGACGCCTTGGATTTCAGAAACCGCTGCTTTGCTGCAAACTGGCGCTTGATAAACGCTTGGACCTTCGCAGGCTCATACTTGTCATGAATGAGCTTGGACGGAACAAATGCTTGAAAGTACTCGTTCACGACCTCTGTGGGCGAGATCACCATTCCGGCAGGGAAGCTGTCTTGAACGTTAAACAGCAAGTCACGAGCCAAGAACGATTTGCCCGTGTCTTTCTTACCAATAATGACAATCATAGGACTTTTGCGTGAATCCATTCCGCATCGGTCTTTGATCATGTCCATATTGAACTTCCGGAGTTGAAAATTCATCTTGTTCTCACCGTCGTTTATTTTTTGACATTCATCACCGAGACACTTCATAATGGGAAAGGACTTGAGAACGACGTCCGTGAATATGAAGATTCACCGTGTACCGAGACTGGACGGAACGCACTGGTCTATGAAGACAATGCAGCCTTTTTTCCCCTGCCTTGAAAAGCTCTTCAAGACAGAGAATGTGGCTGGCCTGCACGACTACGGAGTCAAGCTGAACCAGCCGATTGATTCAATTGTAGACGCAACTCACGTCAAGGTTGCCGGCAAGACCATTCCTGTTCATCGCAAGACGACGATGATTCTGTCGCCCTTCAAGACGATGCGTGGTGACTACGGATCGTTTGGTGTTCCGAAACGCGCCAATGTAGCGGATGATATGCACGCAACCATGCAAAGCCCTCACACAGCTGCCTATGTTGGAGCCATTGCATCCATCGCTCTCTCCGAATCCGAGTGCCTTCACTTTCCGACTGTCTATGGCGTATACGTTGGTGTAGCCAGCTCTCACACGGTTGACATTTCAGATGATTACGAAGAGCTCACGGAGAAGAGCTGGTTTGCCGATCGTATCGGCAAGACGTTTGAACTGAAGCTTCGGACAGCAGGCCATGACGCAGAGTTCAGTCATACGCGCAGGGCCCGTATCGCCGTTGATACGGCCGAGGAGATTGATTTAGGCGACGTGGAGGATGTAGATGCCGACCATGTGAGTGCACCGGACGAGCAAGAAGTAGAGGC